TCTTTTGGTAGTCTTCAGCTACCTCTGAGTATTCACCAATACCAAAGAGTGCACTATAACCTTGGTATAGGTGGGTTCTCCACTTTATTAGTTCATCGATGAGCCATTGTGCTTGGTGTGCGTTCTCTACCTCTACTTCGAGTATTTCGAGTACTTTGTCAATCGTCTTTTCGATACCAATAGTTAGGTATACATCAAGATCGATAAACTCGCCAAACTTGAGTTGGTCAAAGTCTTTTACCTTTACCCTTTCTCTGACATTCATAATCGATGCGATAAAGACTATACCTAGTTCTAGTGCTTCACGATTGGCCTCTTTCAGTAGATCGATCGGAGCATCTGTAACTATATTGAGTAATCTGGGCCAGTTGGCTTCTTCAAGCATGTCCCATTTGATTAGCTCTTTCCACTGGTCTACTGTTAGTTTCTCTGGTAACTTGTAAACCTCGTTATTGATGTTCATCTTTATCATAACAGTATGAAATATAGAGTTAGTATCTACCTGAATTACCTACCACTGCGTAGGTTCCAAGAGTACGATTTTGTTTGCGGTTGTAATTTACAATTGCCAATGACATCACAGTATCGTCGTGCATACCACTAGGGTGACCATACCTGATACTTCTCGTCTTTGGATTGTAATCATATGTAAAGATCTCAAGTTCATGAGAAAGTGCTGGGAATGTTTGTGGGTTTGGTATCATAACCTCTGAATTATTGAAGTCTAGTATGAGTCCTTCGATAATCTCGTTTTTACTCTTGGATGAGGTAACAAATGGATGTGTGTCTTGCCATTCACGTTTTATTTGCTCAAAGATTACATCACCTATACTATTTACCTCTATCATTACTGTGGCATTCCACTTCTTGATTCTGGTTAGTATCTCTTGGGTCATGTTAGTCCACTGAGTCTTGTTATCTCGATAGATGTCGATTACAGTTCCTTTAGAATCCATGAATGTGGCTACTGTGTAGTCTTCTTGTTTACCTAAATCGATACCACAATAGACTTTACCAATTGGTTTGGGCCAGTCGCCAGGCCACTGATTCTTTTTGATGTTTTGAAAGACTTCACCGCCGCCATCGATAAATTTAGCAAGGTATTCTTGTTGGAATACTTTTTCTGGTAGTACTAAACGGGCTTCATCAATTTCCTCTTTTGAGATATATGGAGTATCGTAACTGGATCCTGTGTAGGCTTGATAATTAGAATGATCTGCACTGGCTCCTAATTGGAATAGATCGTAAAACCAGTTCTTGCCTTTAGGCGTAGAGATAAAGAGGGCTTTCTTTCCTTTTACTAATAGTGTAGGTTTGATAGCCTCTCTCCATGCATCGTCTTTCATGAACGCGGCTTCGTCCAATATGGCATAGTCCAAGGTTTCCCCACGTATATTATCATACCTTTCCGCAGAGCGGAAGATGATAGTGGAACCGTTGCGAAGGAGTAATTCACTAGATGAAAAGTTGTTTGTCTTCACTATCCCACTCTTTGCAATTGCAGAATAGAGTTCTTTGTGAACTTTGCTGGCTTGAGCATACACAGGGCTCACCCACATTATTTTGCATGGAGCGTGATTGATTGCCCAATAGAGGGCTAGGTTCTCTCCCATTAGCGACTTGCCAAACTGCCTTCCAATATTTGCGATATGATATTTGGCTTGGCTTTGGGTTATCTTTGATATAATCTCTCGCTGCTTTGGATGCGGTGTAAATCCAATAAATGTTCTCATTCATCGATACGGTTCTCTTCGTCATTTATATCTGGTCCAAATTCGAATTTGACATTCTTGAATAGGTCTTCGCCATCAGCACCAGTTACCTCTTGACGAGCCAGTTTTGGTATAACATATTCAGATAGTTTGAGCATGATTTCCATTGCCTTTTCTTCATCTTCACTTGCTATACGTGTTAGCCAAAGAGTCATATTCTCTAGATTATTCTCTACTAATCTTTGATATGCCTCTCTGATTTCTCTTGTATTCTTGTTTTGGGCTCCTTTTGGTCGCCCATTAGGATTACCACTTTGTCCTTTTTGAAACATTATTCTTCAGTTTTCTTTTTAGCTGCCTTTTTAGGCTTGAGGCTGCGCTTTAGTTGAGCAATAGCTTTAGTTAGTCCTTCTTCTGTTGATGAACCTACTCGATAGGTTACACCATTGATTGTTACTTCTCTCTTTTTCATAATTAGAATATTTTAGTTTGTTTGTCAAGTTGGGCCTTTACGCGCTTCTTGACTCCTGCTACACATCTTCCACATGAAGTTATTGGTTTGCTTTCACCAGTAATCTCATTATAGATTCTAAATAGCATTCCTAACTGATATGGTGTTAGGCGTACATTTAGAAATATAGATTGATTCTCATCTAACCAGATAATGTCTTCTTCCTTTATCATAATCTATTCAGTATTTTATAAAGTGCCTCAGAAATAATGCCAGTCATGCCAGCGATCAATATACCTTTCCAACCATAAAGGGCAAGGAATGGTCCTATACTATACCAGAAACCAGAGCATAAATTACATTTGAATGGTTTATCAGGTAACCAATCATAACGTGATAAAAATTCAGCACCTAAATGTGCTAACGATGCAAATCCTAATATCTCTAATATCATAATCTTTTCTTTAGTTCTTGTTTTATATATTGTCTACATTCTGTTACTGCCTGGGATATACTGGTTCTTGGTATACCTGTTGTTCTACTCAGTTCTGAATAGTTTGGATTCTCTACATACATTAGAAAAAGGGTAGATCGGTACCATGTGTCTATATTATCTGTCTGCATCTCTTCTATAATAGCAGTAGCAGCTGTATGCATAATATCTTCGCTGGTATCATATGGTTCATCTTCTAGTGACTCGGTTGTTTTATCATATAATTCATGCACACGGCCTTTTTGGCGATACAGGGTGTGATATGGGGATGTACTGGAATTGAATGATAGGTACATCATACCCGACATAAACTTCATAGCCTCGTTCTTTTCTATGAGTTCATCTCTTCTTGGGTGTTCAAGAAACTTTGAAAGTACATAGTGTCCTACATCCTCCCATTCATGGCTACCTTTACAAACCCTTTTAGCCATTATCATGATCTTGTCATAGTTATCTGCTATCCAATCCAAATTAGTATAAATCTATTTCATATAGTCTTGCCGTATCTTTTATAATTTGGCACATACCATATTCTTCTTTCTTTTCCCAAATATGTAGTTGTTCACTCATTACATCTGTTAGACTCATTTCAAGTTCCATATCTACAAGATAGGTATGTCTAATCTCTTGTATTCTTTCAAATGTAACATGTTGTAGGTATTCCTTTTCAACTTCATCATATTCAAAATATTTTCGTGACCACTCTACTGGGTTCCATCTAGTCTTCCTCATCATGACCTCCTCCTCTTTGATATGCAAATTGACCATAGTTACGTGGATGTATCTTTGCTCTTGGTGCCCTCTTTCTCCATCCTGTCCAGTCTGTTACAATATCTTCTTCTGTATGCCTACCCATTAGGTAACCCCATATTAGGTGACTCTTTTTATATTGGAACTCATACTCAACTGTTATTGGTGGCTTTCTCAGAAAACGAAATACCCAACTGTGTCTACCTACTGCACCAAAATGTATGTAACGTGCCCAATCTCCCCATCTGTGTACAGGTTCTAACATAAACCTTTGCATAATGGTTCTAGCATCTCTTGGATCTATTACGTATTGTGTACTAAAACCATGTTGCTCAGCTATCCAGTACATATATGCAATGAATAGTTTATCAAACTCAGAATCTAGGTCTAGGGCCCATCTAGGTAAAGTCAATTTCAGCATAAACATTTTTTAGGGGTGTACAAACTCGCTTTATACAGCCTTTATGGTTTATGTATTCGATTTTGATAGAGCCTTCGCGTTCCATGTCTTTTAGTAGGAACTTTATAAATTTACGTGGGTAATCCATTGTATTAGTCCATTCACGTATATGCCTGTCGTTTGGATCACTGTCGTTGTGCAAGTTGAACCAAACTATTTCTTTATAATGTTTTAGTTTCATTAGAATAAAGGGTTATTACAGATTGTCTGAGTATCTTTCTTTGGTTCAGGTTCACCTTTGATCTTGTATATGTTCGGTACAAATGTGTATTCAGTCCTGTTCTTTTGTTCTACCTTTGTAAACTCACGTTCAATATAACCTTTAGATCGTAAAGTAGCTAATGCTTGCTTGATTTGTACCTTGTTTGGTGTAAAGCCAAGCTGAGGTTCTAGTGATTTAGGAAAGCCATGGTTATTCTTGTATAGGTAAATAGTACCATGCTTCATGATTCCATGTAAACATTCTTTTGCTATACTATCTAGATCTAGCTCTTGTACCGTTCTGTATAGAGGATAGTTCCAGCCTTTCTTGATTTCATGTTTGTTGTAATGTTTCATATCTATTGTTCTTTATTTAGTTCATATACGAAAGCTTCCATTTGTTTTAGATTAGGGCCTTTTGGGGTCTTGGAAGAAGAACTCTCTAAAAGAGTTTCTTCTTCCCTAAAACTAGTTTTATTAGAACTAGTTTTATTAGTATTATAGAGTACATCTGGTGTACTAATATTGGACACCTGGTGTACTAATCTTTCATTATTAGTACATCTGGTGTACTTATCTTTATTACGTATTAGTTTATCAAGTTCAGTTTGGTTGATCTTGTATTTGACCATACGCTTGTGCTTGCCATCTCTGACAAGTATATTACGATCTTCTAATGATTTGAATTTATTTTTGGTGGTCATGAGAGCTGCTCCTATTTCTTTGGCAACCCGTTCTTTACTTTCGAAGTATTCTTTACCTTCTCTAATCCATGATGCTACTCTTGCTAGAATTAGCAACTCATATGGATCAAGTCCAATACCCCACCATTTGTCGTTGATTTGTGTGAAAGTGTCTTTCATTCTGTTCGGTTATATTTTTATTAGTAGCCATACTATTATTTCTTTTAGTTATATCAAGACCTATAATTTATATAGAGTATATATCTTTTGTTTCAGAAAAAAAGAAAGGACCCACCGAACGAGGGTCCTTTCAAGGCCTTGGGCTAAAAGTATAAAAAGCCCGGTGATATATTAGGTAGTTAGCGCGGAAAAAAACAATAAAATATGATAAAGTTC